GTATGTAGTTCCTACTTCTCTATTTCCGTAAATTGCCTTAACAAGTGGGCTATTGGTTTCATACCATTTCTTCACATTCGCTATTTTCTTCATTTTATCCGTATCGTACTTTAATCCCTGGATAACAAACTTCATTACTGCACCCCTCTTTCCGCCTTTTCCTCACATCTCCAATAATATTTATTGATAACCAACATTTCTTTGGATAAAAGCATGGATAACCCTAAAGGAACGGTTATAAATGCTATTGTTGCATCCCCCTCTAAAATCTTGATTGCTACGGCCGTGAAAATCAGCAACGCAACGCCGTTTAACTTCTGCATGGCAAAATACTTTTTTCTTTCCCGGCGTTCCCTGGCGGCTCTTCTGCGGCTTCTCTCCTGGTTCATGGCATCCGTGTAGCCTATCATATAGGCCCGGTCCAACATTGCTTTATATGGGCTATTCTGTTCGCTTATCTTCTGTACTGCTGCCGTCTGCATCATGTTGTGTTCCCTCGCTTTCTGTTTCTTCCGCTCTGCTTTTGTCCCCACATAATGGCGGAATTAGTAATTTGCTTAATATTGCGTTTTCTGCTTCTCTGTTTTCTCTGATTACCCTTAATTCTTCAATCCGGTTTTTGCTTAAATCATCTATAAGCCTATGTAATCCGTCCGCTGCACTCTCAACGCCGTTTTCTTTCTCCCAGGCTTCAAAAATTGATACCACCGCCCCGGTTATCTGCTCATATTCCGTTCTAAATCCCGTTTCCTCTTCCTCTGCATCCAGGGTATTAAGAAAATCCGGCTTTTTTCCGGTAATCATTGCTTGGATGTAATACCACGGCACTTCCGCATTGACCGCATTTGTGATTAACTCCGCTTTGGCTGCTTCTTTTGTCATTGCGTAATAATCCGGCTGCTTTACCGTTACCGGGCTATCTGATGTAAAATTGTCCATAAATCCCATTTATTT